GCGCCAATCCCAAAGTCTCCGACCCTCATCAACAAACCAGCAATGGCATCCGTGAGGCTCGCTTGCACCGCAGCGCCTGAAGCCTTCCCGCCTTTCAAGCGCAACTGCCACTCATCGCCCGCCTTCAGGCCCACCTCATTGGAGGACGGATTGCCCATGCCAGTGTCGCGGTCTGCGTCAAACACAATTTCGCCTGTGAACCGACCCTGACCGACGGTGTCATAAACACCCTGATAGTTGCTCAAGAGCTGCTGCAGCGCGGCTGCAAGGTCAAGGTTATGCGAGCCGGTGGGAAAGACTGCATAGGCCTGTCCCGCCGCTGTTGACCCCTGATACGGCGTCTTGAGCGTGATGGTGTCGGCGCTATCGACCGTCAGGATCTCATAGACCCGCCCGTCTGGGCCGACAAAGCCCCAGCCGTTTTGCATCGCGCCAAACCAATCGGTGCCCGCGCCGGTGACGTTGACGTTGCCATTGGTCACAGTGACTGTGCCTGATGATACCCAAGCCATTGATTTCTCCTTATGTGACTTGCTTGACGATCCACTCAAAGGTGGGGTTGTCGATCCATGGAATGCCCTCAAGCACCACCTCAATTTCCAGCCAAACGCGCTGGTCAATGCCGGTGGACCAATAGGGTGTGGTTAGGGTTGGTGGGTCTTGCCGGTAACTGACTGTGGGCTGCGGGCGAGAGGCGTTAAAACCAAACCAGCGCGGGCCATTGAGGATTTCGCATTTGGCGCACCACCACGCATTGTTGCCGTCAAATCCAGCACCCGCCTGAGAGAAGCTGCGAATGCCCGCTTCCACCACTAAGGACGCCTCAGTGACGGAGCGCACATCCCCCGACGACACGCGAATGCCAGTATTCACGAAACGATAGATCTGTCCGTTATAAACACGGCCTGAGACGCCGAATGAGCCGCTGGCCAGCACTTGGTCGCGAGACAAAACAACGTCTGCCGCCAACACTTGGCCATTTGCGAAGTCGAGCTTCAGACCCGCTGTCGGGCGACCATTGGATTCCGCATAGTTATCACTTTGTAGAGTGTCGGTGATTTGTCCGCGACCGATTGCGGCGTGACCAATAAAGGCGTTTTCGACGTAGAGGCCGGACGGAAACAAGATCCCATTGATAACGCGCGGTGTGGCGTAGAATGCAAATGGCGAAACCGCACCGGCCCCGGTTGGCGCGGAAATCGTGAAGCTATCAGCGGCAAAGGCAACGGAGCTGCTGACCGCGCCATCGTCGCCCGCCTCCGCTGCGATCACCATGCCAGTAACCACATCGTTCACGTTCACGCGCAGCATGTGCCGCCCTGAGATACCGTCGACACTTTCCGAGAGGGTTTGCACGGTTGCGGTGTTTTCATCGACCGTTGTGGTGAGCGATGTGACAGCCGCAGCCTGCGCGGATATCTGCCCCTCGGCATCGCTCACGCGAGTTGTGAGCTGGGTCTGCGCATCGGCTTGTGCGGTGATTTCTCCCTCGGCATCTTCCAGCCGTGTATTTAGCGTCAGCAGATCCTCTGCAATTGCCTCGTCCTTTGAGGCGCGTGTGCTGCTCTCCGCTTCAATCAGCGCCATGGCACCGTCGATGGAGACACCAATTTGCACCGCAAGGCTGGCAACGGCCTCACGGTCCTCAGTCACTTTTGCCCGCAAGTCCTGCGTCGCATAGGCGATGTCTTGGCGGATGCGTTCGCCATCGGCGTGGGCCTGCAAGAGACTTGCCAGCGTCTGCTCTGCGGCTTCCTCATCAGCGGCCAGAAGGTAGCGCGTGTCTGCGACGGTCTGGGTAAGCTGAGGCCCATCAAAGGCGCTAATCGCCACCTCGGCGGTCTGAACACGGCCCTGCAAGATATCTAGCTGCGTCTGTTCGGCCTTGAGATTGATGGCGGTCTGTGCCGCATCAAGATCGGCCTCGGCGGTCGAGAGCCGCGCCCCGATCCCGTCGACCTCGATTTGCGAGGCGCTCAACGCGAGATCCGCATTGATCGCGTCCAGTTCCACCTCCACCTCGTTGACCTGCAATTGCAGATCCTCGACCAGCGGGAGTTGGGTCGGGTCCGTCAGGGCCTTTGTGATCTCCCCGCGCACCCATGCTTCGCTGGCAGAGAGGGCGATACTGGCTTCAGCGGCGCTCAGGCGGATTTCAGCCTCGCTGATGCGCTCTGCCTCTTGCTCAAGTGCATAAATCCGCACCTTGCCGGTCTCTGGATCTGTCACGATCCCGGCGTCTGCGAACTTACCGTCCACCTCAGACAGTTGTGTCGTCACCCACAGCACCTGATCGCCAATCATGGCGACCGCCTCGGACACGCTGCGCTGTTCGACCGTGCGCAGATCCAGATCGCGCCGTAGCGGCTGGATCACATCAGATATGAGCACCTCATCCAGAGCGGATGCGGCAGCGGTCGCATCCTCAGCAATCGCGTCCCAGACGTCATCGTCCAGCGCGCCCGGAGTGATCCGCACGTCAGGCGTTGTAACTGGCAGCCACGCCGACCACTCCGTCAACCGCGTGGGCGCAATGGCTTTGCCGCGCACCTCATAGTCTGCATTCGGCTGCACCGGGTGGTGGCGGTAGTTGCCGCCCGCGACATTGGTGGTGCTGACGGTGTCGGCCTCGGCTTCAGGCCGCCCCTGCACGCGGATCTGGAAGGTCAGGCCGGTGCAGGTGTCAGACAGCCGACCGTCCCAGACAATGCGGATTGCGGGGGCATGGGCCTTGCCATCCGCTGCCGTGATGGTCTCACCGGCAACGGCCAAGCCGACCACGCCCGCGTCGGTCACCGGGATCGGGCCGGTCGGGTGCGGTGTCTCCGGCAGCTCCAGCGCCGGATCCGGGTCAAAGTCTGTCGGGTCGGTTTCGCGCAGCGAGAGGGAGACGTTCAGCGTCTGCAGGTCATAGGCCGCCTCAGTGATGCGGAAGGTCTTGGCGTCGTAACCGTAGTCCTGAAGGCTCAAATGCACATTCTGCAGCGGACGCAGACGGGCGTATTCACCGGGCAGGGGCAGGCGGTGGGTGCGAAACCGGCGGTTTTCCCGCAAGAGCGCATCGGTGAGCTGGCGCGCTTGTTCGGCGCTGTAGACCATTGGCAGGTTCAGCTCGAAGAGCTTCTGGCGGCCATCCTCTGCGACCCACTCGTCTTTGACGATAGTCTCCAGCGTGGAGGCTTCCCACAAAGAGGCCGGGCTGGTGTAGGTCGTGGTGACCGCGTTAAAGGTGTTTTCAAGGCCGGGAAAAGGGTCGTGCTGCCACGCCTGCGAGATCAGAACGTCATCATCGGAAATCGTAGCCGAGGCGGCGGTGGCGCTGCCGACAATCGGATACCAATAGCCGCCGGTCTCGACGATCTGGGCATTCGCGGCGGAAAACAACTCTTCCAGAAAGTCGGCGGGGGCCTCTTCAAACTTGACCTCAAACCCGGCTTCGAACTGCGCGCGGCCAACCCCTTCAATGCCAATATCGCAGGCGTCCATGGCCTCGGCCCACTCGGTATAGGGTAGGTCTTCAGCCGGAAACCCACCGCCCCAGATATCGCCACCCGGTAGGGCGATGCCGCGCAGGACATTGTAGGCAATGACCAGGGGATTGGTGGTTTGATCCCAGCTTGCCGGATCGTTGAACCGGTGGGAGCCGTTGCCGCCCATGGTGCTGTCTTTGCGGATGTCATAGAGCGGCGGGCCGTCCAGCTCAAAGGCGTATCTCGGCACGCCGCTGGGATAAAGATGATCGCGCCGGTAGAAATAAAGCACCGCATAACAGGTGCCGGTAAGGATGTGGTCGGCAGTCCATGGCCGGTCGGCAACGCCGCCGCGCCAGTTCACCAGATGACTATGCGCGGTGGTTTGCGTTCCGTCATAAAAGGCGATGTAGCCGTAAGGAATGCCCTCTTCCGTCTTTGACAGGATCGGGCGCAGACCAAGGCTATCGACCGGGCCAAGGTCGGCATATGCCCCGTCGAGGATAAGATTGCGCAGGGTAGCGCCGGGCAGGTCGCCCAGTTCGACAACATGCGCGAGCCACTTGTTGTTTTCGTCATAGCTGCATTGGTAGACCAGATGCCCGCGTGTCGCGAAACGACCCAAGACCGTGGCCTGTGGCTCGGTCCCGCCGCTGGTGGTGTGGGTGGACTGAATGCCGGGGGTCTTTTGCTTGCGCTTGCGCAGCTTGGCCACCAGCAGGGAAATCCCGGCTTTGACCAGCGAGCGCAACAGGGCCGAGGCCAGCGTTGCCAAGACCGACCCACCCGCAAAGAACGAGCTGACGGCCGCGACGATTGCGCTGATGGGATCGGCTGCCGCAGGGGAGGCCAAAAGCACCAGAAAGAGGACGAGATATAGGCGCTTCATGGGCGGAATACCCGCTCGGCTTTGCACCGGCTCAGAACGCTCGGCCCGGCCAGCGTGAGGACATGAACCTGCGGCCCGCCAATGATGCCGAGGATGACCTCAGACCCATCGCTGAGGGCGGCAATATCGCCAAGCGCTGCGTCGGCGGTGTCCACCTCCGGCATGTAGCTGGCAGCAAGCGCGGCAAGGTCGCGGTAACCTTTGGCGCGCAGGGCCTCTTTGCCTTCCTGCAGCGTGGTGTACTCAATGCCGAGCCGGGCGCGGATGTCGGTTCCGGTCACCAGCTTGTACCAGCCGTGGGCATAGTTGGCGCAATCCACCCGACCGGGGCGAAACCCGCTCCAGCGCAGGCGCACACCGCGCAGGTAGTGCAGCAGCATCTCGGATCTGTCATGCATCACATCCCCCATGGCACGGTCCATTGGCCGGTGATGTCGATGTATTCGCGGCCCCGATCATCCGGGTTGCGGCGTTTGAGTTCGGCGCTCGAGCGCTTCAGCGGCAGCCCGAAGGTCAGCATGCGGGCATTGGTGACCATCACCAATTCGGTATAGCTGGCGTCGCCTTGTTTGCGCTCTTCGGGGGCCTGATTGAGGAACCCTTTGAAGCACCGCACGGGGGTGCCAAGCGGTGCGCCGCTGTCGATGTCCAGCGGGCAGGAATGGATCTCCACCCGCGCCAAGCGTGGCTCATAGGTCTGCATCAGGGTTTTCACCTCTTCGGTGAAGGGCGGCAGCTTCACGCGGTAGTTGCGCACCTGAAACCCCGGCTCCACGATGATCGGCGGCACATCGATCACCTGACCCGCGCCGAAATAGGTGCGGATCTCGCCATCGATCAGAAAGTCCTGGTGGTCATCGCCAGACCAGAAGCCGATCACCTCGGGCAGGCCGGTCTCGCGGTTCTTGGCTTCAATCCACAAAAGGACGCGCGCGTCGGTGCCGCGCCGCTCTTCCAGTTGGCCCTGTGTGACTGCGTCGTACTGCATGTTTACCTCAGCGTCTGGGTCCACTCGAAGGAGCCACCCTCACTCAACCGCGCGCGGCTCTGCCCATATTCAGCGTTGGCAATGCGGGCCTTCAGAACCGGCACGCCAAGCGTGACAGGGCGGCCCACCTGCGCGCCGGGGCGGATGAAGGGAATAACCTCAATGTCGCTGGCAATGCCGGTAACACCGGCCTCAGCGCCGACCACAACGCGGTGGTAGGCATAGCGGGTGGGGTTGGCGCCATAGGTGAAGCCGAGCAGATCACCGGCGGCAATCTTGTAGTTCGCAGGCAGGCCCGAGAGGTCCAGCTCGCGGTTATTGGCGGCAAGGCTGGCAATCTGCGGGTTAGAGGTGCCGAGGATTGCGAGCTGCGGGTCAAAGCGGGTTCCATTGACGCGGGTATCGCGCAGCAACAGGCTCGCGCCGGGTTGCTCCAGTAGGGCGAGCTTGGCCTCAATGGCGGCCCAATAGGTGTGGATCTCTTTGTCCAGAACAATGCGCCCGCGCCACAGCCGCGTGCCCATGCCGTGCGAGATCACCTCACCGCCGCCGGTCTCGGAGCTGGTCTCAGCCCGACCGAGGCGGCAACTGATTTTCTGAATCGGAAGCCCTTCGAAAAAGCTCTCCAAGGGAAGCGGCCAAGAAAGCGCCATCAGCCTACACTCCACGGGTCGTTTAAGTTGCGATTAAAGGCCTCGCCGGAATGCTCGCGGTCGTAATTCTGGTTCACTTCAACTGCGGTCTGGCGGGATTGCTCCTCAACCACGACCCGGAACAGCGGGCTGGGTAGAATGCGGACGAGCGACATGTCCGGTGCTTGCGACGATCCCCCGGCACCCACCGCAGGCAACACCGGCGGCGCGGCGAAGGCCCCGCCATTTGCAAAGGCAGGCAATGCAGCGGGCAAGAGCGACCCAGCGTTGATCGCTTCCAGAAGGTGGCGGTGCTTGCGGGTGGCTTTGGCGTTCACGAAGAACTCGCCGGGGCTGGCTAGGACCAGCTCCTGATCGCTGCGGTCACCGCCCCGGCCTGTGATGATGCCGCCATCTGCGCGCTTTAGAATGCCCCCGATCAAACCGCCGCTCTCATCCGTGCCAAAAGCCCCGGCCAGCGGGCCTTCGCCCAGCAGGCTGGCATGCAGGATCGCGGAGAGAATGGACGCCTTGACCCGGTCCCATGCATCGGCGGCGGCATCGCCGCTGGAAACCAGAGCCGCGCTCACGTCCTGCATGGTCTCGCCCAAGTAGCTGCCCAGCTCGCGGGTCTGTTCAATCGCCTTTTGCTCTTCCAGCCGTTTGCTGATGATCTTTTCCAGCGCCTCGCGCTCGGCATCGGTCGCGGATTTCATGGTCTCGCGGAAACGGATCATCTCTTGCTGAACCGGATCGGTCTCGCGCAGGATCTCCAGCCGTTCCCGCTCGCGTTGCATCAAGCGTTCAATGGCCTCGCGTTCGCGGTCGGCGGATGAGGCGGATCTGCCCCCACCAGACCGGCGGCTTCTGGGATTGGGCGGCAGCACCACACGCGGCAGGCCTTGGTCTTGGTAGACGTATTCCTTATTGCCCGAGCCGGGGCTTTCCCCGCGCGGATCATGAAAATCGGGGTTGGCTTTGGCGGCGGCCATAATCGCCGCCCCTTTTGCTGCCAGCAGTTCATTCTTGAGGCGCTGCGCCTCGCCAGCGGCCAGCGCGATGTTGCCTGCCATATCGACGCCTGCAACGCCGTTGGCGGCATCCCAAGCGGCCATCATCTCCTTTTTGAGCTCTTCTGTGATTGTCAGCTCTTCGACGCGCTGCTCGAACAGCTCGCGCTCGGCCTGAAGGCGCAGCTCTGCCACTTCCACGCTGCCCTCGCCGCTGGTGCGGATGGCCTCGTTAATTTCGGCTTCTAGCTGAAGCTGCTCAATTGTGGACCGCGCAGAAGCGTCCACCTCCAAGCGTGTATCAAGATACTCCTTTGCGTTGGCGGTCAGATCAGACCACAGGTCTTTGCCGGTCTCGCGTAGGTCATCCCATGGTTGGCGAACTGTAGCGCCGAAGGCTTCGAGCTCTTGGATGAGCTGCGCCAGACCGTTGTAGAACTCTTCTTGGCGCGCGCTCAGGTTTTCGATCCCGCCACTGGTCTCTAGCAACACATCTCGGATATCGAGCGCAGCCTTTAGCCGCTCTGCAGGCTCAATCGCGTCACGCATTGCGTCCAAGCTGCTGGCAAATTGTGCGCTCACGGCACGGCCTGCCCGATTGGCGGAACCAAAGCCAAGAAAATCGCCAGCATCGAACATCCGCGACATTTCGGTTGCGGAATTGCCAGCGATGACCAGCCCCCTGATGCTCTCTGAAATCCCGTCGATCTCTTCCTGTGCATCCAGCCTCGCCATTGCGGCTAGGTCCTGAAGCACAGCGCGCAACTCAGGCGAGGCAGACCCAAACCCCTTGATCATGTCAGCGGTGCTTTGAAAGGCCTCTTCTTGACGTTTGCCAAAGACCTCGACGGCATCGCTCATCGCCTGCAGGCGGTCTTCAAAGGTTTCAGCTTCTTTGCTGGCGCTGGTGAGCCATTGAACCGCTGCAGCGCTTGCAGCAATCGAGCCCATGGTGATGAGGTTTAGCGGTGAGATCATATTGATCGCCGCTTGCCGGGTTGCAGCCAGCGCTGCCGCAGCACCACGGTTGCCGAACACCTGCGCGATCTGGGTGCCCTGCTGAATGGCGAGTTGTCGCGGGTCTTGGCCCGCCGCCATCATCACGGCAACATCGTTGAACTGTGCGGTGAGATTGGCGAGACTTCCGGCGGCAAGCTCTTGCGTATCATCGACGTTGCGCAGCCCCGCCACCCAACTGGATGCGCTAGAGCGCAAGTTGCCGAGACGGGTACGCACACCGGACACGGTACGGCCCCAGCGGGTGGAAGATTGATTGGCCTTATCGGTCGACGATACCACCTTGGCCTGCTCTGCGCGCAGGCGCTGGAGTTCCGACTTGGCGTCGGAGCCATCCATCAAGATCTCGCCTTGCACGACAAACGTCATGATTACCTCTCATTCAGCGCGGTCCGCGCTGCGTCCTCGATGATGCGAAGGCCCACCCAATCGGTGGGCGTGAGGGTCAGGCCCTCAAGCCTGAACGCGGGTTCTGCAGCGGCGTAATCAAGGCCGACCCAGAAACGGCTGCCATCGGCCTGCGCCAGAACGCGCCACTGTGTCTGGATGGCAAGGAATGCGAGCAGTGCCGGGCGGTTGCAGCCCCAGATCGCGGCCTCGTCTTGGTCTTTGGCCGACGCGGCGGTGTTGAGCCTGAGGCCGAACAATGCCGCGTCGTCTTTGGTCTCTTCACTGCGCTTGGCAGGGAAGAGGGAGCCGGTCGCCCAAGCGCGACCGGCCCACCTCAGTTTCCCGAGCGCTGATCCGTGACGCCATCGTAATACGCCGCAATAAGAGCGATCCGCACATAGGGCAGCTTGAGGATCTTTTCGCGGATCTCGTCGCTGTAGGGGATTGCCTCGCCTGCGGTATTTGCGAGGTCTTCCATGCCCGCGAGCATCTTGCGCAGCACCTTTTTGACCTCGGCGGCGTTTTGCAGAGGCACACCCTCGATGACCTCATCATCCACCACGTTAAACGCGGCTTTAAAGGTCTGTTCCTCATGGCCTTCGCCCTTGGGAACCTTGACCTTCACAGTGCGGGTGAAACTCGGGGTTTCTTCTACGTTGAACATGATTGAGCCTCTGGATCAGGTGAGTGTCAGGGTGAATTGGTCGTTGCCCGCCTGCGGCAGTGGGACCAGACGCAGCGGCCATTCCTTGACGTTCTGGGCGGTGGAAAGCCCCTGCGGGCGCTGCATCTGCGCGGCGGGCACATCGAGCGTGGCAATCTTGCCCGCGCCGGTGCCATGCGTGAGCTGCAGGGCGGTGGCGCTTTGATCGAGCGCGCGCTGGAACGGGTCGAAGGTCGCAAGCTGAACCGCCTCGACGGTGGTCTCGATGCTCTCTTGCCGGTCGCCAAGTTTGACCTCTTCACGACCAACCAAGAACCGGCCCTCGATCTGGTTGCCCAGATCCATCTGGAACGAGCGCATCACCAGATCCACCCCGTCGATCTGGAACACGGGCGTATTGCCCATGGTGACCACCTGCGGCACGGTCCACGGGGTCAGATCGGCGGTGGGGTAGGCCGCATCTGTCGGCTTCACAAAGAGGCCTTTGAAGGTGAACCGCAGTTTCGGAACAGCCTGCGCCTGCAGGTCCAAGCGCACATTGCCCCGCGCGCCGAGGATCACGTAGCGGGTGGCGTCGATATGCAAATGAACCGTCGCGCTCTCCGGCGCTTGCGTGATCGGGTTATAGATCACGGACGTGCCCGCGTTGATGGTTTCGGCCAAACCGCAGGCGCGCAGCAGCGATCCCCATGCGGGGGGCGTGCCTGCCACGCCGGATGGGGCAAGTTCCACATCAAACGTGATTTCGCTCATCAGCTCGGTGGGGATCGTCGCGTCCGCACCAAAATAGGGCCGTTCCAGATCCCGCGAGACGTCCGTGCCCTCCATGGGCTTGAGTTGCACATCCTGCGCAAGAATGGCGTTTGCAGCGCCGCTGGGGGCGGCGTCGGTGCCATAGGTCGCCTCGGTTTTGACCAAGAGAACCTTTTGCTTCCAGTTCAGGGACATTTAGGCTTCCTTCTTTTCCGTGGGCGCTGCAGCGCTGCGCGGGGGCTTTGGCTTGGTGGCCTCGGTTTGCTTCAGATTGCCGCTGGTCTGGACGACATAGCTGCCACCGGACGTCGGGAGCTTGGGCTTTTTGGGCTTGGTCATTGCACCGTGATCCTCAGTTGGTCGTTGATGGAAAATTCAATCATGTAGAAAAGCGCGCCGCCGCTGATCCCGGCGACATTGCCTTGGCGCAGCTCAAAGACGCCAAACGCCGATCCGGGCGACCAACCGGCCAAGGCCTCCATCACCTGCTGGATTGAAGGGCGCAGCTTTTCGAGGGCTTGCGAGCCGGTCTGGTCGTAGGACCGGGCCACCAGCAACACGCCGATGGTCTCGACATAATCCTGCATAAAGATGCCGGTGGCGTCGGGGGCGCGGCGGCCCTGCAAGCCAATCGGCACCACAAAGGCGGTGGAGTTTTGCGGGATGCCGCGATCCTTCAGGAGCTTGGTCAGGTCCACGGATGTCTCGATCCGGTCCGCAAATTCGCTCACACGGGTTTCAAGGCGCTCTTTGACAGCATCCAGCATCAGATCCACCCCCTGAGGCTGTCTTGCGTCAGCGGGCGCTCGCGGTCGGTGGTCATGACGCCCTGACTGCTGTTCGTCTTGGGCGTGACACCGGCCACGTCCAGAACGATGACCCCCTTCGCGATGTCGCGCAGTTGGGTCATGGCTTCGCGGTATTCGGCCTCGATCTGCTTCGGGGCCTCGTAGAGGTGCATTTTCCAGATGGCGATTGCGCGGCTTAGGGGCGGAACCTGCGCGGGCACCTCAGACAGCGGGAGTTGATAGCGCCCCTTCAGAAAGCCATCGATCACCGCGTCGGCTTCGGCAATGGCTTGATTGACCGTGTCCAGATCCACCAAGCCGGTGGCGGCGTCGCCCCGATCTGTCAGGGCGATCAACATGTTTTCGCCATAGCGATCGATCAACTCGTCAAGGGATGTGTAGGTCATCTGCCAGCGCTCCGGTGGGGGTGAAACGGCCCGGCGACGCGAGGATCGCCGCCGGGCCAAGGCTCCGTTTGCCGGAGCGAAAGCGGCTCTTGGGGCAGAGCTGGCCGCTTTATTCGTCCACGCCTTCGACGTGATAGGTGGTGATCAGGCGGGGTTCAGCCTTGAGCGCCAGCTCCTCGGCCTTACTCAATTCATCGAGCGGGATATCGACGGGCTTGGGGCCAAACCGGCGGCCTGCGCGGCGGAACCCCTGTTGAGGTCCCAGCACGCGCAGAAACTTGCGACCATGAAACTCAGGCGGCGTTGCGTCTGCGGTTGCCGTGGCCTCGCCTGCATCGGTGATTGTCACATCACCTGCAGACATGGCCGCCTGAATGAGAGCGCCCTCAAAGGGGTTTTTCTCACCGTCACCTGCTGGTGGCGTGGCGGTGTCAGCCTCGCCCCCAGAGCCGGGGGCGCTGGTGTCGCCGCCGTTGTCTTGGTCTTCGCCGGTATCACCGCCACCAGAGGCCGGTTTCGCCTCGGCCTCTGCGATCAGCTCCTTGAGCTTGGGGGTCGAGAGGTTCGCCGCGAACTCAAGTTCCAGATCATGCGCACGGGCTTTGAGGTCATCACGTTCACTCATCGGTCAGCTCCTTATGCCAGCCACGGAGTGTTGAGCAGCTTGGCGGTGCCCTTCCACTCGTTGGTTTCGCCGCCTGCGCCCATCTCGTTGTTCAGCAGCTTGCGCGCGGCGCTCTCATTGCTCGGCCCGACGACCAGCAGGGACGGGCGGATGCCCAGTGGGCGACCGTGATCGCCTTTCATGCCAGACAGTGCCGCGCGCGCCTTTTGATAGTTCGCGGCGTTGAGCGGTTGCTTAGACCCCCATGCCATCTGCCAGAAGCCAAAGCCGGTATTGAACCGGGCGTCCGCGCCGTAGATGAACTCCTTGTTCATGAACACATTGGTGTCCGTCAGGTTGTCCATGTTCACGAACTCGAAATCCTTGCGGCGCTGTAGGATGATCGGTTTCAACGCGCGGGTGTCGTCGATCAAGAACCACGGCTCACCTGCGCCGCCATCGGTATTGGCGACCGAGACCTCGTTGCCGCTTTCATCCAGAACCGGGTGGTCGGTGTCGAAGAACGGCTGGCCATCATAGCAGTTGAGGTCGAAACCCTTTCGCAGGGTGTCGCCAAAGACCAGCAGGTCTTTTTTCGCCCCTGTCGATGCGCCCATCTCGCTGAACAGCGGCGCATAGATACCGAGGTTGTCGGTCTCGATATCGTCGCGGTCCACCCCGATGGTGAGTTCCCACGGCTTTTCCGCAATGGAATAATCGTGCTGGCTGAGGTTCTGGATTGCACGCGGGCCGATCCATTCCCGCACATTCGGCAGTTTGCCGAGCCAGCCGTATTTTTGCTCCTTCGTCATCGAGGGAACTTCGGTGGCGACGCTGGTCCAGTCGGATGAAGCCTGCCCCAGACCGTTCTGGAAGTGCTTCTTAAATCCGACGCGGAGCGCCGCAAGATTTGCTGCGTTTACGAGCATATTTTAGTCCTTTCAGGAGGCTTTGGTCAGCGCTTCGTCAAAGCGGACCCAGACACCGTCCGCGTCCACACCGTCGATGATCCCGGCAGGCGAGCGGGTGCCGGTGCCATCGGTTTTGGCGACGGTCTGATCATCAACGGCATAGGCGAGCGACCCGATTTCGGCGTGGGTGATTTCGTCAGCGGCGGCGGAGTTGGCGAATTTGTAGATGCCGGGGCGGTAGGTCAGCCCTTCTTCACCGTCTGCGCCGATGCGGTTGTCGATACGCTCTTCAGCACGGCCCACGCCGACCATGCCGGTCGCGGTATGGCCTTCGTGAAGGTAGCCATCGGCGGCACGCAGAACGATTGCACCGGCATAGATCAAAGACCCGCCTGCC